CAGCTATATCCGGTGCAGCAGGTGCAGCAGTGTTGATGACCACAGCAAGTCCCCAGGCGGCAGGCGCAGTAGCTGGCGGTCTAGCCAGCATAGCTCGTGCCAAGATGGCAGGACAGGATTGGAAGTCAGCTGCCAAAGCTGGCGCCAAGGGCGCTGCTATGGGCCTAGCTGCTGGTGCCATAGGCGGCCTAGCAGCCAGCGCAGTTGGTCAGCTTGGTCACATGATGATGGCCAACACCAGCACTAATGCTCCGGTGGCGAATCCTCAGCATCACAAAGACATGGAAGACATGCTGGGTGATCTCAAGCAGATGGCCAAGGATGGTAAGATAACTGACCATGCTAGCTACGAAAAAGCTCTTGATACAGTGATAGCAAACGCAGGCGATGAGGGGCTGTTTGCCGATGTTGACCGCAGCGAATTGGATATGTGGGCAGGCGCAGCAGCAGCCGAGGCACACGGCGGTAGCATGAGCGGTGGCAGTGCTGCCATAGAGAAAGCCTTTGTAGAGCTTGAAAATCCGGAAGCTGCAAAGGGATTTAATCAAGATATTGAAAATGCTGCAAAATTTCGTGATGAATACAACAAGGCTGTGCCAGGCAATGCTGCAAACAATCAATCACAATCTAGTTACAAGCCAGGAGTACAATCATCTAAGACGGTGAATGACATAAACGATTTTGAAGAATCTATTGCAGCCAACTTTGGACTGCGCGTGTTGTTAGAAGCTGGACCCGCAACTGATGAGGATTTATATCTAGCCCAGAAGAAAGCTGGCTTCAGCGATGAGCAGATAAAATCAGTGTTTGACAAGTATGGGCTTGCATTGCCTGCTATAGCTGACAAGGCAACAAAGAAAGAACCAACGCTAACTAAACCAGCAACAGCTCAAAAGCCTGCCGAGCAACCTGCTTCGCAACAGGCTCAAACAACACAGACAGCAGCAAAAACAGCAAAGCCAGCACCTATTTCTACTAGCGGGGACGCAACGGCTTCCATGGCACAGGCTATGCCAGGTTACAAGCAGACTGTGACACAACCCGCAACAACAGCTGCAACACCATCGGCTGCAGCAGCTCCGTCGCCTACTCAGCCCGCTGCACCTGTGATAAAGACAGGTGATGCTGAGCTTGACAAAGAAGTAAACAACAAGCTGAGCAAGGATGGCAAGGCCGCTGCTGAAGCCTATCTTAGAGAGATAATTTGGCAGGAACGCCAGACGATATTGAGCACAACATCTGGCATACGCAGCGAGATAGCCAAGCTGAAACCGGCACAGGCTAGGCAGGTACTTGACATACTCAAGATGCAAAAGATAACCGAAGCAACACGTTCTGCTCATCCGAACATCATTCAGCAGATAGCACTAGCTGTTGCTAAACAAAAACCAAATTCTCGCGTGGCCATCCTGCAGGATCTCAAGCTGATAGCTGGCATAGCCAAAGGCCGAAAGCCAACAGCTCCTAAGCAATCTGGTGCTAATCAAACGGCTCCTGCTCAACTTGCTGCACCTGCTGTTAAACCTAGAGTAAAGGTACCAGCTGGAAGGCAACAGTCGTGAGGCACGCTGACATACTCATCCCACAGCGTTGGTTCATCACAGAAGCCAAGGCACGCATTGACCATCCAGAAGATCTGGCATTTGAAGAAGGATCAGCTGGAGCAAAGCGTGCTCTCAATGCGCTGACTCACGCTGCTGAACAACCTCATACCGTAACCATCAAATGGGATGGCAGCCCTGCGATAATATTTGGTCGTGATGCAGAAGGATTCACAGTCACGGACAAGAGCGGTTTTGGCAGCAAGAAGCCGGGTGGTATGCCTCGCAGCGCTGCGGATCTCGATGCAATGCTCTTCATGCGCAAGCCAGACGAACCTGGCAGGCAGGCCTATGCAAAGAGCATCGCAGGATTATATGGCATGCTTGAACGCGCCATGCCAGCTGACACGCAGGGATACCTGGAAGGTGACCTATTGTGGACCAAGACGCCAGAAATCATAGACAGACATTTTGTGTTCAAACCCAACAAGATAACCTATCGCATACAGGTAGATAGCCCACTGGGCAAGCGCATTGGCAACAGCCGCGCAGGCATAGCTGTGCACAGCAGGTTTGACAGCAAGCAGGACGATGAGCCTCGTGCCATAGGTACCCTTGAAAGCAGTGGTTTGCGTGAGCCACCCGGTTTGGTGATCATGGGTCCAGAGATACGAGATCTAGAAAGCACAGCCCTGCCTGAGAAATCTGTGAGCATCTTGCGCAGTTTCATCAACAGCAACAGCGCCAGCATAGACCGGTTCCTTGATCCTGCTGGTTTGGCAGCTAGACAGCTGACCAATCTGCCAGATCTCATGAAGAAATATGTGAACAGCAGAGCCTATGCTGGCAAGCAAGGGTTATCAGATGCTGCCAGCGGTTTCCTGACTTGGGCCAAGAGCAACACCAAGGACATAACTGATCGCAAGCGTGAAAACCTTCTGACATGGATCTCTGAGAACCCCAAAGGCTATGGCGCAACTTGGATGGTAGCCGATCAGCTGACCAAGCTCAAGGATGCGCTCAAACACAGTGTTGACACACAGGTTGGTGGCACGGTCAGTGCAGATCTCAGAGATGTGCCCGGCCACGAGGGATATGTGGCAGATACACCTAGTGGCAAGATCAAGTTGGTCAATCGCCCGCACTTCATGAAGAAGGAACCCACATGAAGCTTTCATTGATCAATAGCCTAGATGAAAACCAGCTGTTACGCACTAGAAATCCACACAATTTCAACGCCAAAGACATGGCAGAGCTGGCGTTCTTGTACTTGATAGCGCTGCACATCTTGCGCAGCGAATTTGAAACAGCTCCGTTTGCACAGGCCTATGCTCGCCGCACCATGAGCCACAGCAATTTTGATCGCGAAGATAGGCAAAACACCGATCTATACCAGTTCTTGCACGTGATCAAGGATCACGACAGCTCGGTAGGCAAACAACTGAATCATCCTGAAGCCAATGATCTCTTTTGGAATCAGGTGCATTTCAACGGTTCCAGCACCAGGCAGCTGCTCACGGCCATGAGCCGACCTCACTATGATGGCACACAGGCCCGGCGCTTGCTGATGAACATAGAACAGCAGCTGCACATCACCAACAGCAACTATCGTAGCGTGCGTCGCCTTGCCAGCGAATGGGACACGGGTCAGCTTGATACTGAACAGAAACAGCTCACAGTGACTAGATTGTTACAAGCGCTGCGAGCCAAAGCTCGCATGGGCGATATCATCAACCAGTTCCAGCATCTAGCAAATGTGAACAGATATGAACTGCACGGTGTGCACGATGCAGAAACAGGTACACCAACCGCTTCTGTAAATAAGACTGGTGGTTTTGGCCTGCTCAAAGGTTTGGCCATAGCAGCAGGTATCGCAGCAGCAGATGCCCTATTGAAGAAGGCGGCCAAGACATGAGGATCAGAGATCTAGTCAAGAAGGATGATGAATTCTTGGACATGCTAGAAAGTGCCAGCGGCGGCGCGACCAGTGCAGGCAGCATTGCTAGCGTGGCCAATCCACAGGGTAACATTAACCGTCGTCCCAGCCTTTTTGGCTACATTCCCTATGCAGAACCAAAAAAGACCAAGAAAACCCGTAAGCGTAACTAATCTAGCCTGCGGCATAAATAATCCAGCAAAACAATTTTGCATTAACTCTTAAGGAGAGAGAAGATGACCGATAAAGTAAATGGCAATTACCAGGCTGGTTCGTTCCTCAGCGGACAACCACAATGGTGGGCATTTGCCACCCTCGTTCCTGTGGCTCAGACCAACGTTGACACTCCAGTTGTTGACCTTCCTGGCTATCAGGTTTATGCCACTCTGGGCACATGGACCAACGTTACCATCGTAGACGGAACTGGCACAGCTCAGACCTACAGCAGCTTGAATGCTTACCTGAATGCATTCTATGCACAGCAGAACTACAACATCCTGACCAATAACTTCGCAGGACGTGGTAACCCAGTACAGGTTGGCATCAGCACGCTACCAGCTAACATCAACGGTGCAGACGTGAATCCTCACAGCAGCACATACTTCGCACAGGCTGGTTACTACAACAACATCACAGGTGCAGTGACCAGCGTGTTTGGTTCAAGCTACAATGCAACCAACACCTACACGGTTACAATCGTGACAGTGAGCACTGAAAAGAACAACATCTGGGAAAACTATGGTGTTAACAACTACGGCAACACCACAGCAGACAACACCAACCAGAATGGTTATCTTGCTCTCAGCAGCAACACATTGTATGGCGGTCTTGACGGCTTGCTCTGCTATGACTACCAGAGCGGACAGGTTCTCAGCGGTTCAACCAACAGCAGCGCAGCTGCAACTAACAGCACCTTTGCAACCACCAACACCGTTGCACCATATGTCAACAGCTTCAATGCAAGCAGCGCAAGCCTCACCAACACGATGGCTGCTTTGGTTGGCAACCTCCCAGGCGGCTTGATCTAATAGATCAACCCACAGGGTATCAACACAGAAAGGGCACCTCCGGGTGCCCTTTCGCATGAATAGGTACTAAATATCTTACAGGGAGAGCAAGCAATGTTGCTGGATGAAGTATTTGAAGGCGTCAAGCGCATCAAGCGAGCCTGGGTCCGTAAGGATGGTCAGCTGGTCAAAGTTGACCGCGAAGTAGGGCCTCAGCGCGACCTACCCAAGCTCCCTAAGCCAATGTTCCCCATAAAGAAACCAAGGTACGCAGATCCCAATGCTTGAGTTCATACGTACTATAACCCGGGAGGATGATGACATGAGACGTCTCAAGAAGTTCGCACAGGTAGATCTCAACGGCGCGGAAGGTCTCTATGAGACCACTGCTGATCGTTTTAGCCGCCAAGCGAAGCATCATCTGAGCCAAGGTGAGATAGCATCTGCTGCCATAATACCCCATTATGAGGTAGGTGAAAAAGTCATCTATGAGGGCAGATCAACAGAAGTTTGCATAGCACAAGGTCCCTGCAACACAGTGGGCATAATGGACAGAGGAAATCTTAAGATGGTACATGAAACCAAGGTTAGCAAGCGCATTCAAGAAGGTGTGCTAGGCGGTGTGCAGGCTATGCCGGCGTTGAACCGCATGATGCAGCTGGCAGGATTGGAAAACAGCGGTGCAGTGATAGCAGAAGAAACGCTGGTTGAAGACATGGGCATGGACATGCTGGGCAAGTTGGTCACACAGGCAGAAAACATGCCACAGTACAAAGGCAATGCAGAAGCTGCACGCTTCTATGTGATAGGCAGCTTGCTCAGTGCAATTAGCAGCAGCGTCAAAGCCAATCCACCTCAAACCACAGCCGGGCAGCAGAAGCAACAAGAACTCAATGCGTTGGCAGTCATGGGAGCTGATCTGATCAAGAGCGCTCAGGACATGACCAAACCCAAGGCAGCGCCGGCAGCAGCAGGCACGGCAGCTACAGAATGAAGTTCCTCGAGATCACAGGCGGCCTGATGGTTCCGGTCAGCAATGACGAGATGCTGGTCAGCGAGCGCGTGCGGGGCCACGGAGCCCCTTTGCCTCGCAGAGAACTGAACGAACGCGAGCAAGAGCTTGCACGCCAATTGGTGCACAGAGGGGTGCTTGATCGCGCATTTATTGACGGGCGCACCTATTACACCTACAATGAAGTTGAATATGTGGAGAGAGACTGATGACCGTTGTAACTGATGCTGAACGCGAAGCAATGGCTCGCATGATGGCCATCATGAATGGAGAAACGCCGCCACCTGCACGTGCCAGCGGATCTACCATGGTCACGGAGAACCTTAGCACAGAAGGCGGTCCAGGCAGCCCCAGCCAAGCTGAAGTACATGCCATGGCCAAGGTGTTGGAAAGTCTCAGCAAGGTGACCAATGAAGTGATCATGGAAAGCAGCCCGGATGAAAAGCTAGCCGTGCACACGCGCCGTGAACCTAACAGTGTCAGCGTCGGTGAATACAAGATTGAGATACACCTCAATGAACAGCGTGCTGCCGGTAAGCAGTATTACAGCATTGAGCACAGCGGCACTGGCATCGTGATTGCCAATGACATCACGTTGTATGAAGTTGCATTGGCAGCAGTGAAGATGCTGAACAATCACAAGTATGTGAACAATCCCACTGTGCGCAGACTGTTTGAGCTGGATGATCACTACACCAGCTGCAAGATTGACGCTGTGAGCAGCAAGCATGCACAGCGCCGGGCAGAGAAGCGTGGCGACCAGATCAAGGAGGACATCTACGCTACCAAGTTTCAAAAAGCACTAGACACTGCTGGTGCTATCAAGCGCGACATAAAGTCGATCCTCGAAGATGCCAGTAAAGCTAACCGATAGAGCCATAGAACGTTTTGGCCAACTGCGAGCCAGCAGCGATGGCGATCCACGCATAGAGATCCGTGCTGGTGGATGCAATGGTTTTGAAAAATATTTCAGTTGGACCAAAACTCGCTACGATGACGACATGGTCATAGAAACAGCCACAGGACCTGTGATCATTGACAGCATGAGCTATGACATGCTGTACAATGCCACGGTTGATTATCGCACTGATATAGCAGGTGCATATTTCGTCATAGACATACCTGAAGCTGCCAGCACCTGCGGTTGCGGCACCAGCTTCAGCCTCTGATATCATCAATATCTCTCATTGCTATAGCTAAATAAATACCAGCAATCAAGCAATACGGCCGGCTGGCCAGGAGAGGTTTCTATGTTCGTTGATGACGTAAACACAAGCGCAGAGCACAGGCTCGCACAGATAGCTCACACACTCAAACATGTGTATGACACTGAAATAGCGCTGGATGAATCAAGCATTGACGAACTGTCAGCCATGCATGACAGCAGCGAGATAGTGAAGAATAGCATCGTTAGCGAGAGCGCTTTCAACAGCTGGCACAGCAATCCCACATATACCAAGCACATGCTGATCATGGAAGCTGTGCGTCTTTACCTCACAGAGATAGCACCGAGGCGTCGTCCCAAGAACCTGCGTGAGAGCGACGAATCTGCACTAAATGAAAGCCACCTCAGCAAGGTTGGTCGTTGGATGATGGACTTTGCTGAGAAGGCCAACACCAAGGACGACAAGCTGCTGGCCATGCTTAACAGCTTCGGTCGCGTTGGCGAGGATTTGGTCCGCATAGGACAGCCTTTCGCTCCCAAGACTCTCAAGGACCTCGTGGCATATTATGAAGCACGCATTGGTGATACCAATGACGACGAAGACGATCGCAGGCAGGCCAAGGAAAACCTCATGGCATTGCGCATGGGTCACAAGATGTATGACAAACATCATCCAAGAAAGAAAGAAGAAAGCTCACACGTTGAGGAGGAAACAGTGACACACATGGCAGACAAGGGTGCAGCAGCACACAGCATGGATCCAGAATTAGCAGCACTGATGAAGAAGTATGGTGTTGATGCTGGACATGAGATGGACGAGATGTTCTTCTTAGCACCTGACAAGAGTCCAGCTGGGCAACGTGCTATGAACAGGCCGCGTGATGTGCTAGGTCGCAGGCCAGAAGGAGCTATTGCAAAGATGCCACGAGATTTCAAAGCCATGAAAAAAGACGCACGTATGAGCAAGCTTTATCCACTGGGTGGACCTAAAGGTGCACTACCGGAAGAGATAACAGACGAAGGCAACGAATTCACGGGTGCACTAGCAGCAGCAAAGGCCGCTGGCAAGGACGAGTTTGAAGTTGATGGCAAGACATACAAGGTCACAGAAACCATGAAGAGCAAGATCGGTCAGGCCATCAACGAAGATCACATGCAGAGCCACGATTACCAGGCCAGCATGGCACGCAGCGAGCTCTATCGCAACGTGAAGTACGGCATGGACATGCTGAAGATGATCAACAAGGACGAAGAGATTGAACCTTGGATAGCTGCTAACCTCACCAGCGCTGCTGCTATGTTGGACAAGATATATCACTACATGGATTACTACATGCATGCCGAACCAGGTGTGTTGGGCGAAGACGCACCTATGCCAGACTACAGCATGGATGACGAACACATGGATGCTGGTGATGAAGAACTGGGCGAGACCAGCGGCAGCATCGCTCGCATGAACCTGTTGCAGATAGTTGAAGACAGCATGCAGCTGTTCCAGATGATACAGCCCGGCGATCACCTGGAAGGTTGGGTAGCAATGAAGCTGACCAAGGCCAGCGGTGCTATCAGCGGTGCCAAGCACTTCTTGGATTACAAGCAATTTGAGAAGCATGCCGGTGAAGACGTAGGCATGGAAGAAAGCCGTTATGGACTCGTGGCACGCATGCTGCGCGAAGCTGCCGAGACTCCTGAACAGGATCTGCAGCAGGCACAGACGTTGATCGCTGCCAAGAGCATCAGCGATGATCTACAGAGCATGGCAGAGAAGGTAGCACGCATGGGCGTGGATGACCTCATGCCACTGGTTGATACCATGAAGACTCAGTTTGGTCCAGAAGCAGCCGATGCTTACAACGAAGTGATGAAGAAACAGCTGGAAGACCTGCTGCAGAGCGTGCAGACTGCCAAGGATCAGAGCGATGATGCAGTGCTGGCACTGCAAGGCGGTGGCATACCTGGACAAGGTGCCAGCGACATTGAAAATCTACCAATGGCACCAGAAGCTGGTGACGCAGAAGTTGGTGCCGGGGATGGTACAGGCACCATGCCAGCAGCAGCAGGGGGCAACGAGCCACTAGGACGCGCAAAGAAGGCCCAGCCAGGTGAAGAAGAGATCCCAGGTATAGCAGAAAGCCGCAAGAAGGTAGCTGAGAAGTGGGGCACTGAGATGCACACTGCTGAGAAGGACAAGGGCAAGTGGGATGGTTATACCATAGCTGATCTCAAGGCCAAGAAGAAGAAGCTCATGGATAAGGAATCGCGCACGGCTGCGGAGCAGAAGACCGTGAAGCAGATTGATTTTGCCATACGTGCTAAGCAAAAGAACAAGTGGGGCGACATCAAAGAAGCTGCTAAGAAGAGCAAGAGCCCTTACGCCATAGGCATGTGGCAGGCCAAGAAAGAAGCGGGCATGGATCCAGACAAGCCAGCAAAGGATCTGCCCAAGAAAGTGGTCAAGCGTGCGCATGAGATTGGTGCTAGCATTGAAGGCACTGACGAGAGCATCAAGCGTCTAGGCGGTTTGGTTGAAAAAGCCATGCGCGGCAAGCGCAAGTACGAAGCTGATCTAGCAGAACATCGCAAGACATTTGCACAGCGCGTGACTGAAGGCAAGGTCAAGGATCTGCTCAAGACTGGCCAAGGACTGGAAGGTGATCTGCTTGAAAAGAAGATAGCAGAAGTCACGGCCATGGCTGCTGATCTCAACAACCAGATTAGAGTGCTGGAAGCAGACAGCAAGGCCAAACTGTTGGCAGCAATCAAGGAAGAACGCAAGGCTGCACGCTTTGAAAAGGCCAAAGCTACCAAGCCGTGGGGTGTGATGTACGAATCACAGGGCAAGCGCAAGACCAAGTTCTTCGAAGATCAAAAGGCACGCGATTACTGGGCACAGCTCAATGATAGCTTGAAGCCTGCGCTGATCAATCCAGAGCACTTTGACCGCGCAGCAGCCAAGTGAATTGGTGAACACTGATGAGATACAGCGAGATCGCTAGCCTGCCTAGCAGCCCAGAAGAAGCAGAAAACGCCATGCTTGATCTCATCAGCGTTTATCGCAGCAAGGATGAAGCCAGCATTCCCATGGACGAGATCCTCAGCGTGTTGCACAACTCAGGCTTTGATGCCAATCCTCGATGGGTTATGGACAACCTCAAGGACAAGAGCGGTGTCAAGCGCATCACACCCAAAGAAGTGATGTTGCAACAAGATGAATTACCAGACAGCGAAGCTTCTGATGACACAGAAGCCAAGAGCGAAGACAAGGTCAGCAAGATGGCGGCTAAGGCAGCAAGGAAAGGCGTGAAAGATGCCAACTAATTACACAACCACTGCCAACAGCATATTCATAACAGCAGCTGATGCGCGACAGAATCCCATACGTGAACGTGTGGTGTTTGACGAAGGCACTGCTATCAGTGGTGCTATTCTCGAAGCAGTGCGCACTGGTTTTTACAATGCTCTGGTCAATGATGGCACCACTATGACGCAGAACACTGGCGTCACGGAAGCAGTATACAACATCAATGATGCTACAAGCACTTTTGAAGTACCAAATCATCCTTGGAACACCGGCGATGCAGTGTTTGTTAACAGCACAGGCGAACTGCCAAGCCCGTTGGCAGCGAGCACGCTTTACTATGTGATATATGTAGATGATAACAACATACGCCTAGCAGTGAACAAACAGGCGGCATTGGCCAAGCGTCCCATCAGCATCTCGTTGAGCAGCGGTGTTAACAGCATCGTGCTTACCAATCAAGGTGGCGGATACAGCGCAACTCCTACGGTAACTATCACAGGTGGCAATGCCACCGTGGCAGCCACTGCGCAGGCATACCTAGCTCCATATGGTCAGATCAGCTACATCAGCATTGGCAGCAATGGTGGCGGCTATCACTATCCGCCCACAGTTGAGATCATATCCCAAGGCTACGGTGCCACAGCAGGTGCAGCAACATATGCAGCTGTGACTGCTTACATTAACCAGAGTGGCATCAATTATGCAGTCGGAGATGTACTCAGCGTGATTGGGGGTACAGGCACTGCCACTCAGGCTATGGTGACTAGCACCTATGGATCTGGTCAAATAGAAACAGTGGCACTGACCAAGTCTGGTGCATATTCGGTGCTACCTTCTCTGAGCAACGTGGTCACAAGCGTGAGTCCAGGCGGGGGCACGGGTGCAACACTGGATCTCAGCATGGGCATAGGCAACATATCTGTTGCCTCAGGTGGTTTACAATATACTGCTCCGCCGTTGGTGACCATATCTGGAGGCGGTGGTGTTGGAGCACAGGCATTTACCACTGTGTCGGGCGGTTCGGTAAACAGCATCAACATGTCCGCACCTGGCATGGGTTATACCTCTGCTCCTACTATAACCATAAGCAGCGGTTATGCAGCATCTGCTGTAGCATATCTACAACCAACCGGTGTGGGCAACATCATGCTGTTGAACAATGGCGGCAGCACTTACACCAATGCACCAGCAGTGCAAATCACAGCTGTGGGTTCTGGCGCTGCAGTGAACGGCGTTATGATGCAGATACTGACTGTCACTCTTACCACCGGCGGTGCAGGTAGTCAGTATGTGGTAGGTGATACTTTGATAGTATCTGGCGGCGAAGGATCGGCCAGTGCTACCATAACCGTGAACACAGTTGATGCTGCAGGTTCTATCGTGAATTACACGCTGGCTACCAGTGGTTTGTACAGCATTTTGCCTACCATGCAAGGCAATGCAGTGTTTGGAGGTTCTGGACAGGCAGCTGCGTTCAATCTCACCGCAGGTTTGAATTCAGTGACGCTTTCATCTGGTGGCACAGGTTACACACAACCGCCAACTGTTATCATCACTCCAGCAGATGGCGTGGGTTTTGGTGCTAGCGCATATGCGCTGCTGGAGGGTAACAGCGTTAGCAATGTGGTGGTATCAGCACCAGGTACTGGATATGATGCAGCTCCAAACATTACCATAACCAGCGGCAGCGGAGCCACAGCTTCTGCCAATCTAGCTGTAACCAGCGTGGCCACGGTAAATCTTGGCAATACTGGTAGCGGCTATACCAATGCCACTGTGACACTGAGCTCACAATACGGCGTTGGGGCTACAGCAGAAGCTGTGATATCTGGTGGTGCTGTGGTTGCTGTGACAGTAACCAATGGTGGCATAGGTTATGTATCTGCTCCGTTGGTACAGATATCGGGCGACGGCAACGGAGCCACAGCCACTGCGCAGCTCACTGCAACCCCTATTGCTACGTTGACCATAACTAACCAAGGTACCAATTATACCAGCATACCAAACGTTACCATTGAAGGAGCAGCAACAGCTAACGTAAGCTTGTATAGCACTGGCATAGAACAGGTCGTGGTAACCAATGGCGGACAGGATTACAGCAGCCCGCCGCAAGTGAACATCTTGGCTGGCGCAGGCGAGACTGTGCAACCAACGCAACCTAGTAGCACACCGATCATTGGGTTCAGCATCAGTACCATAGCTATTACTAGCCAGGGGCAGGGGTACGATTCGGCACCAACAATAACCATAAGTGCACCGCAAAACCTTAACGGTAATCTTGCAACAGCGACAGCCACGATTGGATATGGAGCAGGTACAATGAGTGTGATTGGATATCCTGCTAGCTATGATTACTATATGGTAGCACAGGGCGGAAATGCTCTCGATCCAAACCAGACACGACCATACGCTGATCAGATGGGTACCATAATCAATTACTTCCAGAATCTTGGCTACACCATAACGCAGCAGACTAACCCTAATACCAATAGGACTTTCCAATGGAACGTACAGTGGTAAGACGATGAAGATTGATGAGATTAAAGACAAAACTCTGTACGTAATGATGGAACCTCACGGAGTTAAAGGTACAGCAATCAGTACCGATAAAGCTGGGATAGAACATGCACTTAAACAGGTAAAGAAAACCATAAGACGAGATAAGATATCTCAGGCTGAACTCAAGCAGATGCATGCTGGATTGGCTGCTGACCTTACGAGGATGCTGCCCAGCATCATGCGCAATGGCAATGCCGTGTCTGCGCACGGTGAATTTGTTGATGCACAGACATTTGATAACGATTGCATACTGTGTGCCATCTATGATCACTTGGCCAATGGCACACGCATACATATCACAGATAATGTCGGCCCAGGCAAAAGTGACACGGTACACGAATAATGCGCAGCACTCTTCATGGACCAGAAGCGTTCCTGTTGAAAAGCAAGAAACCGCATGTGCAGGAATTAGTAGCCAGGGTGCATGACATGAGCATGGAAGAAATAGATGCCCTTCCAGAGAAACCAGACGTGAAACTAGGGCTCAAAAACATCAAGAAGCAAGGCGATCAAGCTGCGTCGGCAGCCCGCGCAGAATTGTTAGCAGACATGATGATAGCCAAATATCATCCCGAGTTAGCTAGACAAAACTGATCTTTGCGGCTAAACTTGAGTCTAACCATGAGGCTCAGATGATCAAGTACAATCCCATATACACCTATAAGAAACTGGACAGGCAAGACGGCGGCGGACAGGGCCGAGTGTATGTGGATGATGCGGGCAACAAGATTCCCAGCGTGACCACGATCCTCAGCAAGACCAAGGACATGACTCATCTGATCGCGTGGAAGAAGCGCATAGGCGAGGACAAAGCCAAACAAATCACGGAAGAATCAGCTGGGTTGGGCACTACCATGCATGCTCATCTGGAAGCCTATGTGTTAGGTGAGCCACGTCCGGGCGGCAACAACTATGGCAGGCTCATGGCGCAGCGCATGGCTGATACTGTGATCGCAGAAGGGTTGATTGACG